GTATCTACTAGACCTTCCCGCCATCGGAACAACTAACGTTGCCATATAAACTAGAACACTTAAGCATCCTCTTAATTATAATTCTTTGATCCTCATTAGTCAAGTATGGTTCCAATCTTAATGTGTTCAATATATCAAGAACATTAAACTCAATAGTATCAACATACTTACGATATCTCTTCTCTAATTTTCTCCATAAGAAAGAATATATCTGTCTGATGCGTAAGCTTTTTACTCCTTGAACATCTAAACTCCAATGATAATAAAGATCTTGCTTTAATTTAATTAGATCGCAGAGAAAAGAGTCTATAAAACAATCTAAGAAATCAATATAATATAATCTATTCTTATTGAAAATGATGTTAGTAAAAGTGAGATCTCCATGACAGAAAGTTTGAGGTATCTTCATGGTGATGCTACTCACCATCTGTCTTATATGATAAAGATCTGTTAAATGATTAGTATGAGTTTCTAATGAGTTAATCTTATCTAATAATCTTTTCTTTGATACCTCTGGTTGATAATATTGTACATTAGAAATCAACCCATCAAAATATCCACACAACGAATCAAATACAAAATCTATATCATCTAAACTACACACAGAAAAATATTCATCAAAGGATCTACCAGTCACATACTCCATATCAAAATAACCATCCTCCTTCATCAACACTTTAGGAGTTTCTACATTCCTAAAGACTTGATTGGAGAATAGTTCTTGCTTCTTAACTTGAAGTTCTAATCTTTTATTGTATGATTCTGATGACGAATGTTTTCTGAGAATATTAGAACCAATCAGTTCTAACTTACACCCAGATAATCCCGTCTCAAGTTTTCTTTCTATGTCTTTCATTATCTAACTGCCTTTCAAACTCATATTTCATTGTAGAAAGATTTTGAGATAAGTATTGTTCATACTCATTATCTTCTATAAGATCTTCCAAATGGGCAATATGCTCTAGTGCAAAAACCAATTTAGTTTCAAGATTCATTCTTGGCATATCTCATCCAAAGTAAATAAACTACGTAATTCTAAATCAACAGACTCCATAAATTCATCTGCTTCTTTATTATCTTGCCTATCCACTATAGCAACTACACGTTCAACCACATAACCAGCATCACGCAATCTAGTTGCTGCTTTAATTGCTGACCCTCCTGTGGTTATTACATCCTCCAATACAGTTATCTTAGTTCCTTCTGGTGGTAATAAACCTTCTATGTAAGCCTGTGTCCCATGACCCTTTGCTTCTTTACGAACGATCAAACCATTAACAAGTCTACTATCCAATGCAGATACTAAAGCAACTCCACTCACCAAAGGATCAGCACCTAAAGTAAGTCCACCTACATACGAAGTTTCTACTTCCTTTAATAACAATAGACTTGAAAGTGTAAGTCCTCTACCAGTCAATGTAACTGGTTTACAATTAACATAATGCTCACTAGTCTTACCAGAAGAAAGTTTAAACTCACCTTTCTTATAAGCATATTTCTTTAACAGTTCTAAGAGTTCTTCTTTCATTTTTTTAATGAAGCTTTGCTTCTATCTAGTTTACTACTACCCTCTTGTAGGATAGGATTATTCTTAGCAAGATGTAATATTTTTGCAGGGTATTCCATAACAGGAACTGTGGCATCAGATGATGTGTGCATGTTACCATCACCTATTACCAATTTTTTTATAATCTCAGGATCTCTATACTTTTCCTCCAATACTTCCATCCAATACTCTTCCATCTTAAAGAGTTGTGGGTATGCATAATCTATACCAAACGTATGAACATCAAACTCTCTTTCAAAGAAATACTTATTAATATGAGTTTCATCATGCCATAGTGCTACAATATCATTCTTCAAATCTCTTTTAACTCTTCCCTCTATCTCATCTATCATCGACAAAACAGCAGGGACTTTACCACCCCAAAAACATCCTTGCCAATATATGGGAGGTAATTCCTTAGATACATCAAAATATGCTTCAGACTTTTCATCAGTTTCATAAGCACCAGTACCTTTTCTATGTGGTGGCATACCAGCATAATGACATGGATGATGAACTCCAAAGAAAGGAACCTCATCAGTAGTCTTACCACAACAACGTTCAAGGAAATCTTCTTCTGTAATCTTATCTACAACAAAAGCATCTGCATCAATAAAAACAAACCAATCATTCTTAAGTATCTCTTCTCTTGCCTTGTTAATAATCTCAAATCTTTTAAGAGTAATAAAAGGCCACTCCAAATGTTCTTGATGATAAAATTTAATATTATCTGGCATCCCTTCTATCTCACCATCACTAAACACTAAGATAGTTTTCTCAGCATCAGGAAGAAAATTCTCTTCGATGTATTGATAATAGTGAGGAAGGAAGTTTAAATATCTTCCAGTGCCAATAAAAGAAATTGCTACTTTCATAATTTTACCCAATGATCGAGATAAAGATCTTTAATTTCTAGGTGGGCATTGTTAGGACCAAACCAAATAGAGGGAGCGACTACCATCTTGGAATCTGCTAACCATGCACCCCACCAACTAAATGTACTATTAGCTATTATATGTCCTTCACACAAAGACATCAAGCACAAATCAATATAAGAACTATTTCCTTCCGAAACTAAGAACCTATCATCAGAAAATATCTCTTGGTCATTACACCACTCAGGGTCATCAGAAAATATAATAACAGGAATATTACTTCCTTCTAAAGGAAACTCTGCTAATGCTTTCTCATAATAATCAAGTCCAAGATTGTGGTGATTAGCAGAATTGATTAAAAAATCTCCTCTTCTAATATGAAGTGACAAAGGTGCCTCCTCAAAATCAGACATCATCTCCTTACAAGGTTCTAATATCTCATCCTTAAAAGCAAAGTCTTCTCTTATCTCCTGCTCAATATTCTTAAAGTATTTTTCAGACTGAAAGTATCCTGCTAACGATACCCAATCAGGACAATGATTAAAAAGTTGTTCACTAAAATGAAATTGACCTTCCTGAACTACTGGTCTATCCTTATCAATCAATTGAATATTTAAATCATTTAAATTCTTCAGAACAAAAGGTTCAAACAATTCAATACGTAATTTATTTCCTATACCATCATCAAAAATTTCCTCATGTTTAGGAATACAAAAGTTATGACCGTTGTTACGAGCAATACCTTTCAAAGATGCATACTGGAACATCTGGTTTCCCAGTTGTCCCATTTTGCCAAAATAATTAAATCCTATCATGCTATTACTTGGGTGCTACATTCCTCGTCTAATAGGGTTGGAGTTGAAGCTACTTCCTTAGCCATCTCACCCATAATCCAATTATATGTTCTACGAATACCATCTTCTAATGTCATTTCATAATCCCAATCAAGTTCCTTACGAATCAAATCATTATTAGAGTTACGTCCACGAACACCAAGTGGTCCTTCAATATGTTCCTTTTCAATAGTTTTACCAGCAACCTTAGCAGCAATATCTACTAACTGATTAATAGTAACCATCTCTTCAGAACCAATATTTACTGGTCCAATAAAATCAGAATCCATCAATCTCCTTGTTGCTTCAATACATTCGTCGATGTAAAGGAAGGATCTTGTTTGTTCTCCATCTCCCCATACCTCAATTGTATCGGTATCTCCCGCATACGCAACCTTTCTTGATATTGCTGCTGGAGCTTTCTCTCTACCACCGTACCAGGTTCCTTCTGGTCCGAAGATATTATGATACCTGGCAATACACACAGGGATGCCATGATTACGATTGTAAGCCAAGTATAGTCTCTCGGAGAAGAGTTTTTCCCATCCATATTCGGAATCTGGTGCAGCTGGGTATGCGGAATCTTCACGGCAATTAGGATCATTAGGGTCTACTTGATTATATTCTGGGTACATACAAGCAGAACCAGAATAGAATATTTTAGTTTGGTATTCTAACTTAGGTCTATTACATACAGTATAATCTTTTACTACACCATCAAAAGTTTCAATTAACTTACGTTGCTCTTCAAGAACATTCAGATTTATAGTACAAGAGTTATGCATAATCTCTGCATCATTCTCTCCAGTGAATACAAATCCTGCACCACCCATATCAGCAGCAAACTGATATATCTCATGGAAAGGAAGTATGTATTGATAAGGAACTGAGTTATGATAGTTACCTTGTTCTCCTTTAAATTCTAATACCTGACGGACAAAAACAGGATCACGTAAATCTCCTTGAACAAACTCATCTGCACGAGTAGGAGAAAACTCAGGGTAATGAAGATCTACTCCACGAACCCAATAACCTTCCTCCTTCAATCTCTTAACCATATGACTGCCGATGAAACCACCAGCACCCAATACTAATGCTGTCCTTTTAGACATAATCCTTCTCTTTTGTGAATTTATTTAGTTGAACTTTCTATAAGCAGGAACCCCATCAGGGTCAAGCCACTTAGTATATTCAAAATCTTCTATAGCAGTAGTAAGTTGCATACCATTATCACAAAGATACATATCCTTATATCTTTTAGTATAATGATCCTGTTTTTGAATACGGTAATCAGGTTTACCATTCTCTAAAGTTCCTGCTTCAACATAACGGTATGGGAACCGTTCCATAATAACATCCATTTTATATTACCCCCATAAGGTCGTCGGCAATACATTCTATTATAGTATTATAATCAGCATCTGGATCTTCACCAGTTAGATTTACTTCATCTTTATAATATCTCTTTAGTTTTTTGTACAATTTTGGATTCTTTACATCCAAGAATATTTCTTTGTTTGCTGCAGCACGTAAGGTGTTTAGATCCTTCTTGAACTTAGTAGTAAGAGTCATTGCTCTGTAATGGTTTACACAAATATTATAAGGGATATGAATTAGAAAGTCAAGTTTCTGCACCTCCTCCTGTCCTTTGCATACGAACCCATTCTTCAAATTCCTCCTTTTCCTTTTCCCTTTTTCTATAATCTTCATGCAATCTTTCAACTGCTTTTTCTTTTTTAGTAGAATTGTTCATGCTCTTACCACCACATCTCCATCATCATCATCTTCATCATCATCTTCTTCCTCATTGAGTTCATTAATACGATTCTTAAGGGATTTATAAAGAGGATCTTCATCCTCATTCTCTTCTCCAAAGTTTACGGTCATTAACTCATCTCCTGGTTGAACATTTTCCAATTCGGGATGAAGATCTTGAATGGTCCTCGTCGGTTTATTTAGTTCTCTAAGGTCTACTATGTTTCTTAATATTAACATCACTGCGCCTACTCCTAGAATAAGGAAAGAAATAATGAATATGATATTAAATAAGACAACCATTTAATCTTTGTTTTTTCTTATAGGTACATCAATAGTCCATGATCCACCCTCTAATTTAACCATCTCAAAGTTCTCTTTAAAATATTTCTCTCTTGCTTTCTTCTCTTTCTCAAATGTAGCAGCAGGTTCGTCACCAGCAGTAGATCCATACTGAGGAACCTGAAAACCAAATGACTGACACTCTTCTGAATCTGCCAAATCAATATTACACTCTTCAGCATAATCCCAAATTACTTGATCCACTTGACCAAACAAAGCATCAAATGTCATTCTCTTACGCAAATCATTTGCGATGTTATCTACATGTTCATCTGCTAAATCAACTCCACATGGTCGTGCCTTAACCAGTTGGTTAAGATTAATCACGATCTTACATTCATTGTAAATTGCCATTACGATTCATCCTTTGATGGGTGATTGAATATGTATATCCAAGTAAAAAATAAAATTATAATTAGTGCAAATCTAATTGAACTAGGTGATGTATCTATAGTTCCTACCATCTGCCTGGTATATATCGTTGTGCTTTCTGTGCTGTATCCTGAATCATTGGCATCATATCCTCCTCAACTCTCTCTATTATATCATCAATTACATTAACATCCAAATCCATAAAGGGTGGAATGATACCAAGGATCCTAAGCAATCCATCAACAAACAATGCAAGACATATGAATCCAAGGATCATACTAATGATGGTTGCAGTCCTGTTATGCTTACGCATGGACTCCTCATCAATTGCACGGGCTTCCGCAAGAGCATCAGCAATCATTTGATCTACTTCTGCCTTGGTATAAAAGTCTCCTATAATTGGGATGTCATGTCTGTCTGGTGTCATCGGATTTCAAAGTCCAACTTACGCACTTTGCGTTTTCTTCTTTGTTCTTGCCAAGCAAGATCTTGGGAGCTAAGACCATGAGATTCTTTCTCCTCATTCGATCTTACCATTATAACCCTATTTAAGTCAACTGCAGTAACACGATCACCTTTTACTGTTGTCATGTTAGGACACCCACACGAATGTGACTGTGAATCATGACCTCTGAGTTCTCTATTACATTGTTGACATCTTACAATAAGCATTGTTCTTTATTCGTTTTTTTCTTGTGCAACTGTCATACCCTCATACCATACCTTAAAAGAATTGGCTGGCCACTGACCGTACTGTGAAGCATCACTCGTAACACCACCATAGGATTTTGGTAAAATATCCCCTTTAGTAGTTTCCTTACAATATTCTACCATCGCATCAAAGGTTTCATCTTTGTAAGATAATTTTGTTGCATAATCCCAAAAAGGAGTATTGTACTTTGATCCAAACTGATAATGCCAAAGGACAAAATTTTGTAGTTGTCTGATATATTTTTTAGCAGAGTATGCAGCTTGCTTTATTGTCTCCTTCTGTGTAATTATGTAGTCTACAAAATATCTTGCACACTCAATATATGCTTGTACAGAAGATGATTCCAAAGGTTCTAAGAAAAATAATCTATTCCCATTTAAAAATATCCTATCATCAACTATAGGATTCTTTGCAACATAATTTTTAAATCTTAAATGTTTTTTAACTTCAACATCAAACATATTTAAAAGATTAGTCTCTGCATCTTCCTTAGAAGTTATATCACCATTATAACAATAACCTACACAATAATCATGGGAAGGTGATTCTGAATGAGTAGGTATTACAAATGTCCAACCATCTGGAGTAGCAATATGCCTACTCCAAAATGCTTCTGTAGTATTCCATTTTGGTTTAGCAAGTATAGCAGCATTAGTAGGATTAACTAATTCATCATAGTCAGAATAGTCTTCAGGTTTTCCTCTACAATCAAATACATAATCTGCATCTATATCTTTTGGATCTACATCACCTTCAATTACTTTAAACAAACCAGAATTTAAAACATGCTTCTGCATTTCCCAGGGACAATAGTGCATTGCCATATTATGAGCAGGGAATCCATGAAATAATTTTTCATTAAATTGACCCCATCCCTCATACAAAATACCACTTTTAAAAGTGGCATGAATGGGATTATTATACCAATTAAATCCAGTAGCAGCCCATAAAAGTTTGGGAGGATCTAGAACACTAGCCTGACCCACTCTTTCACAAGGAACATCTGGATTATAAATCAATTCTACTTCAAGATCTTTTTTATACCAAGAAAGATATAAAGCAGTAATACATCCAGCATTGCCACCACCAACAATACTAACTTTAGTCATCTATTGGTTCAATTGGTTCTAAAGCAAGCACTTCTAAAGATTCAGCATTCTCATCTACATCAATCCATTCTTCAAACTCTTTGTATATTGCCTTTGCATTCTCCATAGGAATATCAGAATCAATCATATCAAGTGACCATTCCCTAGCATAAGCAACAGCTTCATCAGTCTTGTCCCGTTCCATAATAATCTTTTCTGAAGTATCTTGAGAGGATGTTACTATTGTAGTACTTTGGTGTCCCATCGTCAAGTTGTTCTGTAAGCACTCCGTGGACAAAGAGTTGTCTTGTTTCCTCGAAGTTTGTTTTGCCAACTGTTTTATGTAAGCTGAGCATAACTCTGCTAAAGTTATGTCTACCCAATTTGAGAATTTCTTCTTTAAGTTCCTCAGACGACCCATAATACTTCTTCCAATCAGATTCGGATTTTACTTTTCTCTTTTTACCTCTTGGCGTTCTAAACTGCCAGAAATATTTTCT